ATCAACGTAAAGGAAAGTGCTGGCAAGAACTTTTCAATGGAGATTAAAGAAGGTTCTACCAAGATGACATTCATGTTGGCAGATACTACGGTTATTCCAGCAGTACCAGCAATCAATCAACAACCTGATTATGAGGTTAGCATTGACTTAGATGATGTATTCATCAATCGTTTTATTAAAGCAAAGAATGCACTTCCAGATGCAAAGAATTTTGCCGTTCAAGTAAAAGAAGGTAAAATTCGTTTCATTATCAATTATACAACCATCAATGCAGATAATATTTCATTTGAGATTGATGGAGGAGTTAATCCAATGGAACCAATCATGTTCTCAGCAGATAAATTGAAAGAAATTTTAACTGCAAATAGAGGTGATATGGGTACGCTTCATGTTTCATCTCAAGGATTAGCTCGAGTTGAATTTCACGGATCTGATTTTGATTCTACCTACTTTTTAGTACAACTTCAAAACTGATAACATATGATAGGACAAGTAGAAAATACATTATGGACTGAATCGTTTAGACCATCAACATTAGATGGATATATCGGTAATGAACACATCATAGAGAAAGTGCGCATCTTCATTGAGAATGGTGATGTGCCACATCTTCTCTTCTATGGACCTGCAGGTACTGGCAAAACGACACTTGCAAAGATTATTGCAAATGGGGTTGATTCGGATATTATGTATATTAATGCATCAGACGAAAACTCAGTAGATACGGTTAGAGACAAGATTAAAAGATATGCATCAACAGTAGGATTCAAGCGTTGGAAGATTGTGATTCTTGATGAAGCTGATTTTTTGACACCAAATGGTCAAGCAGCATTACGTAATCTAATGGAAACATACAGCAAGACAACAAGATTTATTTTAACATGTAATTATGTTGAAAAGATAATTGACCCTATTCAATCTAGATGTCAAGTATTTGGTATTACGCCCCCTAATAAAGCAGATGTAGCAAAGCGATTAGTTAATGTATTGAATGAAAAAGGTGTACAATATGATGTTAAAGATATAGCATCAATCATTAATGCATCATATCCAGATATTAGAAGAGCAATTAATGCAGCTCAAGCATCTGTTGTAAATGGAGAATTGCGGATTGATAAAGCAAGTGCAATACAAGCCAATTATATGACTGAAATACTTGAAGTTCTTAAAAATCTTAAAGATAAAAAGGCTGCATTTACTAAAATTCGTCAAATTATAGCAGATAGTAAGGTTAGAGACTTTCAGCCTCTATTTACATTCTTGTATGATACAATTGATGATTATGGTACAGGTCATGTTGCTGGTGTTATTTTGATATTAGCAGAAGCTCAGTATCAGGATGCGCACGTTGTTGATCACGAAATTAACATAATGGCAATGTTTGTTAAATTAATGAATGAGTTGTAAAATTAGAATTTAATCAAACAAGATCTTATAAACACAGTAAATAATAATATGGCAGAAAAAAAAGCAGCAACTATTTTTGATTTTATCAATGGAATTACGCATCAAAAGAAAGAATGGTCAGAATGGTCAGATCATGATCAAAAACAATTCTCACCGTTTATCATAAATCGGTTTTTATCAATGCGTATGGAACTAACTGAAGTTATCAATGAGTTACAGCGTTACACAATAGGTTTACTTTCTCCAAGAGATACTTATCGCTTGTATCATGGTCTCCTCCCATCAAACAAGACCTTCGCTAAATACATAAAAGGCAAGAAGCAGGATAAATGGGATACGCGATTAGTATTACAAATAGCTGAACATTATCAGGTTAGCCTTGCTGAGGCTACAGATTATGTTGATCTTATGTCAAAGGATAGTTGCTCTTTCCTGCTACAACGATATGGGTATGACCCAAAAGAAATTAAAAAACTAACAAAAGGAATGAAATGAGCAAATCTGATCAAAGTGCAATTCAATATTGTGAAGAAACATATCCAGAAATGATGGAAGAATACAAAAGGATAATGTGGGAACAATATGAAACCTTTTGTAAGAAGCAAAGAAACTATGGACCAGGTAATATCTCAGTAGGTACTGCATTGCAAACTGACGATGACATCAAATTATCACTGACAGGTTTATGGTTTAGAATGAATGATAAAATTCAACGACTAAAACAACTAGTAGTACTCAGTCAGCCAGATGAAGTAGGTGAATCAACTCAAGATACTTACCAAGATCTTTCAGTATATGGTATTATTGCACAGCTAGTTCAAAATGGTAAATGGGCCAAGTAATTATTTGGATATTTCAAAGTAATTTCTTATAATAAAATAAAATGGCAAACGACATTTATTCGATAGTTACAGCAGAGTTTGAGACTGCAGATCAAGCAGAAGCATTTGCAAATAAATTTGGTGAATGTGATCAAATTGATATGGAACTCTACAAATATTTAGGATTTGACGACTTTCTAATGAGAGACCAAGCGCTTGATCAAGGTGGTGCAAAATGGTTTTATCTTAATGATTTGCCAGAGTCATATGACAACAAAGTACATTTCAGTGTAACATCTGCATGGTATATTCCAAACAACTTATTTGAAAAGATTGCCTTACAAGAAAAATGCTCAATAACAGGTTTTGCTGAAGATGAATATCGCAATGCATGGACACTCTTTGAGTTCAATCAAGACTTTGACGATTATGAAGTGTATGATTCATTTCTGCGAGAAGATACCGTATCTGACTTCATTACATGGTGCGAGCATAACATGATAGACTTAGATGAATTGCATGAAGCTGCAGCTGACGCAATGACGTTTGAAGATGACGCCAATGGTGGGGAATTAATTAGAGAGTTTCTTATCAAAGATCAAGAATGGTCAGAGTCATTCTTTTTTGGTATGCCTGCAGAATTTACATATACATGGGGAGATATAGAAATGATCAGAGAAGAAATAGAATCAAGATAATATGCCAGAAGTTCAATACATATCACCATTATTCAAATTAGCAAGACGTGATCCATTTACGGTACCAACACGCATTTCATATTCACAATGGTCAATGTATGAGAAATGTCCTAAACAATGGGAACTTGCATACATCAAAAAGTTAGCACCATTCACTCATAGCATTGAAACAACATTTGGTACTGCATTTCACGAAACAATGCAAGAATACCTTACGGTATTGCTTACAAAAGGTGTGAAGCAAGCAGATTGGATGAATTTCCGGAATACGCTTACAGAAAAGCTCAAAGCAGAATATGCGAAAGCTGTTGAACAGACAGGAGAGCATTTTTCTAATAAACATGAATTGGGTGAGTATTTAGAAGATGGCGTTGCTATTCTAGAATGGTTTCAGAAGCGTCGAAGACAATACTTTAGCACAAAGAATACAGAGCTGGTTGGTGTCGAATTAGATTTATGCGTGCCAGCATCAGAAAGAAATTCAAATGTATTTTGGTATGGATTCATAGATTTAGTAATTAGAAACACTGCAACTAATACCATATCAATTATTGACATTAAAACCAGTCGAATGGGCTGGAATAAATGGCAAAAGGCAGACAAATTAAAGGCTGCTCAACTCATAGCATACAAAACATACTTTGCAAAGCAGTATGGCGTACCAGTAGACAACATTGATATTGAATTCTTTATAGTTAAAAGAAAGCTTCTTGAAGAGTCAATGTTTCCTCAAAAGCGTATTCAACAGGTAAGACCGGCATCTGGAAAACCTTCACGAAACAAAGTACAAAAACAAATTGATCAGTTTGTTGAAGAATGTTTCCAACCCGATGGTAAAAAAGTTGAAGATCGAAAATACATGGCTGTTGCCGGCAAAGGGGCAAAGAATTGCAAATATTGTCCTTTCAAAGAAGATTATGAAAACTGTCCTAAAGAAGATAGGATTCGTGAGTAATTTTCATTATATTATAGTATAATGTATCGACACAAACACGCATATGTATATGAATATTTAATGAAACGTCATAAGCCTGACAGAGGATATGAACGTTGTTTATATACATTGCTTACTGATATTGAAGGTCCTAATAACAAACAAAACAGAGAGATGTTAGAACGAGGATTTCGAATTGGGTTTGGATTTGTTCCGAGACATATACGATACCAATATGACAAACACAATAAAAAATGAAAGTAGCAGTAATTGGAAGCCGTGAATGGCAGAGTAGAAGAAAAATTCAAGATGTATTAAGTAGATTAAAACAACTAGATTTACCAATTACTGTGATAGGACAAGGTGGTTCTGAAGGTGCACCATATATGGTTAAAAAGTATACATTAGAGTTTGGACTTGCATATGTAGAATATAATGCATCATATACAGGTAAAAATATGTATTCTGCGATGCCAGATTCATATTATGGTAAAAAATATCATTTTTCACAGCTTTTACACAGAATGACATTAATTGCAGATTCATGCGATAAAATGATTGTGCTTTCTGCTGGGAAATTAGACCCGCAACTAGATACAGCAATTAAACGAGCAAAAAAGAAAAATAAATCGGTTGTTATTTTGAAATAAAATATTTATATTAAAATAAAGAAAAGGTTACGAATGGCAAAAAAGAAGATTCTGCTTTTAGCAGATGATTTAAGGTTACCGTCTGGTATTGGAACTATTAGTAAAGAAATAGTTTTAAAGACAGTCTATAAATATGACTGGGTTCAGATTGGAGCTGCAATCAAACATCCAGAACAAGGAAAATTAGTCGACGCATCACAAGAATTTGCAAAAGAAACTGGAGTAGAAGATGCTTCAGTAAAAATTATTCCATGGGATGGTTACGGAGATAGAAATATTTTATTTCAAGTAATTGAATATGAGAAACCAGATGCAATATTCCATTTCACAGATCCAAGATATTGGACATGGTTGTATTCATTAGAGCATGAATTAAAAACACGCTATCAACTTCCAATTATCTATTATTCAATTTGGGATGATTTACCATATCCGATGTGGAATGCTCCATTTTATGGTAGTTCTGATTTAATTATGGGTATCTCAAAACAATCTGATAATATTCACAGAGAAGTATTGACCCAAAATGGATTCAATGTTGTTGATTTAGATCAAAAAGAAACAACTGATAGAAATGATTCATGGGATACTATATATACTGCATATGTTCCACATGGTTTAGATGATACATATTATAAACCATTACCTGAAGATGATGATGCGTATCAGAAAATGTTTAAACAATTAAAAACAGATAATGGAGTTGATTTCTTAGTAATGTGGAATAACAGAAACATTAGAAGAAAACTTCCAGGTGATGTTATTTTATCATTTGAGCATTTTCGAAAATCATTACCAGAAGATCAACAAAACCGAGTAGCACTTGTTATGCATACTTCAATAGTAGACGGT